GAGGGTGGTCGGGTTTAACTTAATTTAATAAAGGAAATATCATGGCTTTTGCTAACTCAGCAATCACCGATATTATCGCTACCACCATTCAAAGTCGTAGCGGAGTATTGGCAGATAACTTGACACAAAACAACGCAATTCTTCAGCGTCTTAACTCTAAAGGTAACGTTCGTCCTTTTTCAGGCGGAAATGTAATCTTAGAGGAGATAATGTATAATGACCCAAATACTAATAATGCTAACTCGTATAGTGGCTATGAAGTATTAAACATTACCCCTGACAGCCCCATCAGTGCGGCACAGTTCAGCATCACTCAATACGCAGACTCAGTAACAATGTCTGGTCTTGAAATGTTACAAAACAGTTCTAAAGAAGCAATCATCGACTTGTTAGATGGTCGTATGCAAGTTTCAGAAGCACGTTTGTTGAACCGTATCTCTACTGACCTTTATGGTGACGGTACAGGTAATGGCGGTAAAAACATCACAGGTTTGGCGGCCGCAATCAGTGTTTCTCCATCCAGTGGCACGTACGGTGGAATCAATAGAGCAAACTGGGATTTTTGGCGTAACCAAGCAACAACTGGTGCTGACTCAGCCGCTTTGATTCAAGCCGCAATGACAACAGCCGCTATTAAGTCCGTTCGTGGAACTGATAAAACTGACCTCATCATCGCTGGTAACACTTTGTATCAACGTTATGTTGCATCCCTCCAAGCTATTCAGCGTATTGCTGGTGTAGACGAAGGTGCGGCAGGCTTTGCATCATTGAAGTTCTACGGTGGCGGTATGTCTGCTGATGTGGTATTGGGTGGTGGTATTGGTGCTCAAGAGAACGCATTGTATATGTATCTTTTGAATACTAATTACATCTTCTTCCGCCCACACAAAGAGCGTAATTTCGTTCCTATTGGTGGCGAGCGTCAATCCATAAATCAGGATGCGATCGTAAAATTATATGGTTGGGCCGGAAATTTAACTACTTCTAACAGCCAACTACAAGGCGTGTTGACAGGTACTTAATCGTACTTATTAACTCTACTTAACTAATAGAAAAGGAAATATCATGGCATATTCAACCCTACCCATCGCAGGTGTAGATCTTGTGGATACACAAACCGCTACTGAATTAGCGGCTCAAGGCACTCCTGCTAGCACTGGCCCATTGGGTCTGCAAACTTTTGGTAACGATGGTCTGCGTTATGTATGGGCAGTAGCTGGTGCGGCTATTACAGCTTCAACAGCAACTTGCTCAGTAAACGCTTCAACCTTTGTTGCAACTGGTTCTGCTGGCACTTACTTGTCACCAACAGTCGCAATGGCTTCAGGCGATTATGGTTGGTTTAGCAAGGCTAGTGTTTAATAGCTTTATGTAGTAAAAACGGGGGGTTACCTTAACGGGTAGCCCCTTTTTACCTTTAACAACCTAATACCTTAGGAGAATTAAAAATGGCTTTACCATCAGACGAAAACAATGCAGATTCACGCTTACAAGTACGCTTTTATAAAAAACCCGTACATCAAGAGCAAGAATCAATAGATGCTGGCAGACCAATCTACAAAGAGTTTGATTTTGTACATATTTGCGTTGCTGGCGATACCCTAACCGAAATTGACACTTACGCCTTACAAAGTCATAAACAGCGTTTCCCAATCCAATGGGCAAACTATATGAATCGGGTAGGTGCAAACGATCAGGAAGTGGTTGGAACACCTGTAGCAGAATGGCCTTTAGTATCAAAAAGCCAAGCTGAAGAATTACGGGCAATGAAGTTCTTTACCGTGGAATCTATTGCAAGTGCGTCAGATCAACAGTTACAGCGTATGGGTATGGCGGCAGGAATGTCCCCTTATTCGTTCCGTGACAAAGCAAAGGCATTTTTAAATCTAGCAACAACTTCAGCAGAAACAGATAAGCGTGAGCATGAAATTAACGCTTTGAAAGAAGAACTTGCCAAAAAGGATCTAGAAACTGCTAAAATGAAAGCAGAAACAGATGCAAAGCTGGCTCAAATGCAGGATCAAATGGCCGCTATACTTGCCGCTGTTGGTGAAAAGAAACCCCGTAAAAAAGCGGTAGCCACAGAGGAAGCCTAATATGTCATCAACAATGCTTGAATTAGTCCAGCAAGTCACCGCTGAACTTAACTTAGCCGTACCCACTTTCGTTCAAGGTAACACCAGCCAAGATGTTCAACAGATTCTTGCGTTGATGAATCGTGCTGGGTATGACTTGATTAAGGAACATGACTGGCAAGCATTGGAACTGGAATATCGTTTCTACACAAACGCAATAACCACAACCTGCGATACAACGAATGGTACTTATCTATTAAATAACATTCCAAGTACCGTAGGTTTGGACAGCAATTATTCGATTGTTGGTACAAGCGTTCCACAAGATACTTACGTTGATGAAGTTATTAATTCAACTAGCTTAACTACCACCCAGTTATCCTCAGCAACATCCATTGGTGGTTCAGTCACGTTTAGTAGGACTATTTATCCCCTGCCGCCTGACTATGAAACCATTACAGACAATACTCACTGGGACAAAACTAAACATTGGCAAATGCTTGGCCCTGTTGACGCACAGCAATGGCAGTGGCTTAAATCAGGATATATCTCCACAGGCCCACGGGTGCGTTGGAGAATCTTGGGTAATAAGTTTGAAATATGGCCACCTTACAACACCCAAGAATATCTAGGGTTTGAGTACCGTTCTAAGGGCTGGGTAAGAAGTGCTACCGATGCTGTAAAGAACAGCTTTACCGCAGACACCGACACAGCCGTGCTGGATGACACAGTCATTGTATTGCTGACAAAACTTAAATATTTCCAAATTAAGTCTTTTGACACTACCGCACTGCAACAAGATTATGCCCGTTACTTAAGCGTTGCTAAAGCTAACGATAAAGGTTCTGCAACCCTGTCATTTGCACCTGCACCAAGTGCTGTGCTTATTGGCTGGGCAAACATTCCTGATACTGGTTACGGTAGTTAATTATGGCGGTCGCTAAGAAGTTCACCGCCACAACCGCTTCATTAGCTTCCCCTATTGGTGGTTGGAACGCAAGAGATTCATTGGCTGAAATGCAACCGTTAGATGCGGTGCAATTAGTTAATTTTTTTCCAACGCCAACCGATGTGACCTTAAGAAAAGGTTACTCAAAGGCTTCAACTGGTATCACTGGTAATGTAGAAACCCTAATGAACTACGCTGGGTATGATGGCGTAAACACCCTTTTTGCTGTTGCCAACGGTGTTATTTATAACGCATCGACTTCTACCGCAACTTCTGTATTTACTGGTTTAACTAACAGTAGATTCCAACATTGCATGATTAGTACCGATGGTGGCAATTTCATTATTGCGGTAAACGGTGTTGATCCTGCCATCATTTATGACGGTGTACGCTGGTATAAGATGGCTACCACAACTACCGCCCAAACTATTAGCACTATCACAAGGGGTGGTTCGGGTAACTTAACAGCTACCGTAACTACTGCCGCACCGCATGGCCTAGCAACTAGCAACCGTGTATCCATCTCGGGTGCAACCGAAGCTAATTACAACGGCACTTATGCTATTACCGTAACTGGTGCATCAACCTTTACTTACACGATGGCTACCGCACCAGCGGCCAATGCTACCGTAGTCGGAACTTATACCGTATTGGGCATTACAGGCGTTAATAGTAATGTTTTCGTCAATGTCAATATGTGCCAAAACAGGTTGTTTTTTGTACAAAAAGACAGCATGACCTTTTGGTATTTGAATGTTGAATCCATCGGTGGTGCGGCATTAGACTTTCCATTGGGATCAATTGCCCGTTCAGGTGGATTCTTGCAAGCAATGGGTACTTGGACTTTAGATGCTGGTTATGGCGTAGATGACCTATCCGCTTTTGTTACCAGTATGGGCGAAGTCATTGTTTACAAGGGTACAAACCCATCAGATGCAAATAATTGGTCTGAAGTCGGTGTGTGGCAAATGGGTCAAACCTTTGCTAGACGTTGCTTTTTCAAGTTTGGCGGTGATTTACTCTTGCTAACCCAAGACGGCTTAGTACCAATGTCTGCCGCCCTGCAATCTTCACGCTTAGATCCAAGAATTAACCTAACCGACAAGATTTTCTACGCTGTAAGTCAGGCGGCAACTAATTTTTATGCTGAATTTGGCTGGCAAATCAATTATTTTGCTAGTGAAAATATGCTGATTCTTAATATTCCTACTGGAAGCGGTAAGGAACAGTATGTAATGCACACGATTACAAAGTCTTGGGCTAGATTTACGGGAATAAACGCATTTTGCTGGGAAGCATCAGCAAACAACAAGATTTACTTTGGTGCTAATGGCTTTGTTGGCAATTTTTACGATCAAACCTCGGATGCTGGCAATAATATTGTTGCAACTGCACAACAAGCCTATAGTTATTTTGACAGCCGTGGGCAGTTAAAACGCTTTACCCTAGTACGCCCCATCCTACAGACAGATAACGGCTTACCGACCGTTCTGTGCGGTATTAGCACCGATTTTGACACCGTTCCGCTTACCAATCAGATAGCCTTTAACCCGTCTATTGTAAATACAGGTATTTGGGACTTAAGTACTTGGGATAACGCCAACTGGGGCGGTGGTTTAACTACCACAAAGGTTTGGCAAGGCGTTACAGGAACAGGCTACGCTGGATCAATTAACTTAAACGTGGCATCGCAAGGAATTGAGTTTCATTGGGCATCAAGTGATTATGTGATGGAAAAGGGTGGGGTTTTATAATTGCGTAGAGTTACTACTGAAAACCAACGTTATATGGGCGATTGGCTGGTCAGATTAATGAACCACCCTTTACCTGAGGAAACAGTATGTATTGGACAGGAAATAGATGGAACTTTGGCGGCAGTAGTAGGTTTTTGCGGTTTTATGCCAAATTCTTGTCAAATGCACATTGCGGCAGTTGACGAAGTAAATTGGATCAATAAAGATTTATTGTGGGCGGCTTTTGATTACCCCTTTAATGTTTTAAATGTAAAGGTTATACTAGGACAAATCTGTGCAAGTAACACAGATGCACTAAGGTTAAACCGACACTTAGGCTTTAAAGTTGTAGCTGAAATACCTGATGCCCACATGGATGGTGATTTGGTAATTATGGCTATGAGGAAAGAGGATTGTCGGTGGTTAGACATCCAATGTCCTTTGAGAAAGTTAAAAGGGGAATAACATGGGTGGTGGTGGATTTTTAGGATTAGGGCCTGCGGCATCAGCACCAGCCGCACCTGATTACACAGCGGCCGCAAGAGAAACTGCGGCAGGAAACTTGGATGCGGCAAGAGCCGCTACTGCCGCCAATCGTGTAAATCAAGTTACTCCTTATGGAAACCTTGACTACACCATTAGTGGTCAAGACCCTTACGGAAACCCTACTTGGACAGCTAAAACATCATTAAGCGATATTGGTCAACAGCTATTAAACAATCAAAATCAGACTTCCTTAGGTCTTGGTAGCACAATTAACTCTGCCTTAGGTCGTGTACAAAGCACGATGGGTCAAGAATTTAACCCTAATCTTCCGCAAGTTGGCATCAATGCTGGTGAGCAATATCAAGATGCTTATATGCGTAGACTTGCTCCGCAAATTGAACAAGGGCGTGAAGCCTTAGATGTAAAGCTGGCAAATGCTGGTATTCCTGTTGGTTCAGAAGCCTACAAACGGGCACAAATGACCCAAAGCCAAAGAGAAAACGATTTATTGTTAGGTGCTACAACACAAGGCTTTGGCACAGGATTGTCTGCAAATCAGCAGGCTTATAACCAAGCCATGACTAACTACAATATGCCACTTAACACTTTAAGTGCATTGCGTAGCGGTTCACAGGTTCAAAACCCAACATTTGTAAACTCTGCCCAGCAAGCAACGACAGGCGGTGCTGACATTTTAGGTGCGGCACAAATGGGTTACAACGCTCAAATGGGTGACTTCAATTCTAAAGTGGCTCAACAAGCTAACTTTAATCAGGGATTGATGGGTCTTGGGGCGGCTGGTATTGCGGCATCTGACATTCGCATGAAAGAAAATATTAAGCAAATCAATTATTTACAGAACGGTTTGCCAGTTTACGAATACGAATACAAAGCTGAATTTAAAGATCATCCTTTGGCTGGTCACGGTAAGTTTGTTGGTGTAATGGCTCAAGAAGTTCAAGCCGTAATGCCTGATGCTGTTATTAACCTAGAAAACGGTTACTTAGCCGTAGATTACGGAAAACTCAATGCCTAATCCATACTTTACTTCTGTAGACCCATACCAAATGCCTGATCAGCAAGGCTTGATGCCTGTTTTTCAAAACATTGGTCAGCAACAAGCCAATCAACAGGCGGCACTTGCCCAGCAGAACCAACAGGTTATGCAAGCTGGACAAATTGGCAAGCAGGGTGGAAATGACCCTATGGCTTTGGCGATGATGTTGCGTAAAAAAGATCCTAAAGATCCAACAAAACCTGCACCTGTTTACGATAAAAGCCAAATGATGCCTGACACACCACAGTATGCAGACCCAGCGTATATGCAAGCAGGATACTAATTATGGCCGCTGATATTGGAACACTAACGCCCGAACAAATGTTGCAACAGCAACAAATCTTACGCCAGCAAAAGATGGCTGAGATGTTGATGCAACAACCATTACCTCAGGGTCAAATGATTGGCAATCGCTATGTTGCTCCGTCATTTACTCAAAATCTCGCAACTTTAGCTAACGTTGCGGTTGGTAAATACAATTTAAATAAAGCAGATCAAGCACAAGTTGATTTAGCTAAACAATTACGAGCAGACGAAACTTCTGCAATGGCAGACTTTTTGCAACAAAAACAGGGCAGACCTGCTGTTCCTGAACAAGTTACCGAAATGGCTGGGCCATACGGTCAAGGTGTTGGTCAAGCTGGTGCAAATGTACCTATGCCAACAGCTACTATTGCTGGAACACCTGAAATTAAACCAAATCCACAAGCCGCATATGCAAACCTTTTAGCCAATCCGAAGGCTTCTTCAAGATTGCAAAGCATGGCATTTAACAAGATGATTGCTGATCCCGAAGCATTCACTTTATCCGCAGATCAAACACGCTTTGTAACTATGCCTGACGGAACTACCAAGCAAGTAGCCGTAGGAACTAAAAAGCCTATTCAAATAGATACTGGTACTGCAATTGAGTTTCGTGATCCTGATGACATGAGTAAAGTGTTGCAACGAATTCCTAAGTCACAAATGCCATCTGCTGGTCAAGTGGTTGAAACTGCAAATGGCCCAATGCTTGTCAATACCCGCACTGCTGATGCTCAACCAATAATGGCTGGTGGGCAACCAATTGCTCCTAAATTAACTGCTGAACAGTCAAAAGACATTACTGGCATTAACCAACAAAGAGCAACTATTGATGGTGCAATTGCTGATGTTACAAAAAATAAATCAGCGTTTAGCTTTGGGCGTGGATTAGCACAAAACGTGCCTTATGGTGAATCTGTTGCAGGTAGATTTGAAAAGCCTGAAAACACCCAAGCCCGTGCATATGTATTTAACAACGTTTCTGCTGTGATTAAAGAACGAGCAGGTACAGCACAAAGCGGACAAGAATTACAAAGACTTAACTCTTTCTTGCCAGCAACAACTGACAATGCTGATCAAATTATTGCTAAATTAAACGGGTTTAAACAATACCTAAATGACTTTGAAAAAGGCACAAGGGTATCGCCATCTAGCAAACCTGATGCACCAAAAGCAAACTCATTTTCTAGTGAAACTGATGTTCAAAAAGCAATTTCAAGTGGCACTTTGAAAAAAGGTGACAAAGTAACCGTTAATGGAGTGACTGGAACTATTCAATAATATGAAATTTGTACCTGACACCGAACAAGCCCCACGCTTTGTCCCTGACGAAGTAATTGCACCTGCGTCCACAAATTACGGTGGCCCTGTTATTCAAGAGAACCCAGTTTGGGAATCTACTGGTGGTGGTGCGGCTATGGGCAGACCACGCATGGTTAACCGTACAAATGTGCAAGCCCAACCAAGACCTTTAGAATCTGCTTTGGCTGGAATGACTAAATCAGCAATTGATCCAATTGTTGCAACTGCACAATTAGCAACTGGCGGCAATCTAGGAACAAGCCAACTGGCACAAAACCTCGACAAACAAGCTGATGTTTACTATGAAGCCAACCCTGTATCTTACGGTGCTGGTCGTGTAGCTGGTGCAATAGCCCCTGCCACAGCCGTTACAAAGGGTGCTGGCATGATCCCTAGCTTTGCCCGTGCCAACCCAATGGTGCAAGGAGCCGCTTTGGGGGCTACTTCAGGCGTAATGACGCCCACAAACACAGGCGAAACTGGTGCAGACCTATATGGCAACGTGGCTCAAAACGTGGCGTTAGGAACGGCTTTGGGCGGTGCTATTCCTGCCGCTGGGCAACTATCGTCAATGTTGCGTGGCAAACAACCTAGCCCACAAATGGTTGATTCGATTACCAAAGCAAGAGAACTTGGCTATGTAATCCCGCCAACCCAAGCAAACCCTAGTATGTTAAATCGCTTTATGGAGGGCGTTGCTGGAAAGATCAGCACGGCTCAAAATGCCAGTGCTAAAAACCAAGAAATAACCAACAAATTAGCGGCTAAATCACTTGGTTTGGCTGAAGATACTGTTATCACTCCACAAGTTCTTACTAATTTGCGTACCACAGCAGGTCAGGCTTACGATCAATTAGGAAACATTGGCGTAATAATGCCAAACAAAAGCTATTACGATCAATTGGACAATATTAAAAAACCATTTGTTGCAACACAACAAAGTTTTCCAAATCAAACACCTAGCCCAGTAATAAACCTTGTAAATTCGTTAAAGACTGAGTTTTTTGATTCAAGTTCAGCAGTAGAAAAAATTAAGCAACTAAGAACACAAGCAGATGATGCTTTTCGCACTGGAAATACTGAGGTCGGTAGAGCCGCAAAACAAGCGGCAACTGCATTAGAAAACACTATAGAAGATCATTTAACAGCAACTAAACAGACAGATTTGCTTAGTAAATTTAGAGATGCTCGTCAGTTAATTGCTAAAACCTATTCTATTGAAAAGGCGGCAAACACAACCACTGGAACTATTGATGCCAAAAAGTTGGCTTCTCAGTTACAGCGTGGCAAACCTTTATCAGGTGAATTAAAAAGCATCGCCCAGTTTAGCCAAGCGTTTCCAAAAGCAAGCCAAGCAACAGAAGCTATGGGTAGCCTGCCACAATTAAGCCCATTAGACTATGCCGCTGGCTTGATCGGTGGAGTAAGCACAGGCGGTGCTGGTGCTGGTGCTATCTTGGCAAGACCAGCTTTAAGGGCGGCCGCATTATCTTCACCTGTACAAAATCGTTTAATTCCAAGCACAGCCGCACCATTTTTAACGCCTGAACAGCGTAATTTGTCTAGGCTATTAACATTGCAGGGCGTACAAGGAGCAACAAATGAGTAGAAACGGATCGGGAGTCTATTCACTTCCAGCAGGCAACCCAGTAGTAACTGGCACAAGTATTAGTTCTACTTGGGCTAATACTACCCTTGCGGATATATCTACAGCCCTTACAGGATCAGTAGCCTCAGACGGCCAAACCCCGATGACGGGTAGTTTGGACATGAATAGCCAAAAGATCATTAATTTACTGGCTGGAACAACTACTGGCGATGCTGTTAATTACACCCAATTTATCGCTTCTTTTGTAAACCCTGTATTTGGTGGTACAGGCTTTATGCTTATCCCAAAGGGGACTACAGCAGAACGCCCTGTTAGCCCTGCTAACGGTTATATGCGTTACAACACCACTACTAACCAGTTTGAAGGCTATCAAGGCGGTGCTTGGGGTCAATTAGGCGGTGGTGCTACTGGTGGTGGTGGAGATGAAGTATTTGTTGAAAACGCTAGAGTAGTTACTGTAAATTACACTTTAAGCACCAATAAATCAGCAGAATCAGTAGGCCCAATAACTATAAATAGTGGAATTACTGTAACTATTCCTAGTGACCAACGCTGGGTTGTGCTTTAAAATAGACGAAATTAAAGGAATCTTATTATGAGTTCAGTCGTAATTTCAGGCGATACAAGCGGTGCAATAACGCTATCTGCCCCAGCCGTAGCTGGTACTAATACTGCAACATTACCTGCCGCTACTGGCACAGTAATGGTTAGCGGTAATATGCCAGCGTTTAGGGCTTATTCAAATGCTACACAAACTGGTGTAAGTGCAAATACTCCAACAAAAGTAACTCTTGGGGTTGAAACTTTTGATACAAATAATAATTTTGCTTCTAGCAGATTTACACCTACTGTTGCTGGTTATTATCAAATAAATGCTTCAGTAGAAATTAGTGGTTCAAATTTTGCTACTTATGCAGAAACCATGATTTATAAAAATGGTTCTAATATTGCTTACACTCAGTTAAATACGGCTGGTTATGCAAGTGTATGGAACACAGTAACAGCCACTTGTGCAGACATTGTTTATATGAATGGAACAACTGATTATATTGAATTGTATGGAATGGCAAGTTTTACTGGATGTTATTTTGCTAGTGGTAGTACAGCTACATATTTAAGCGGTTGTTTAGTAAGGGCGGCATAAAATGACTTTATACGAAAAAATTATTGCAATTTATCCTGAATTAACAGAACAAGACTTTCGTTCTAAAGGCTCTATTCATTTACAAAACGATTCAGACGGCAAAGGCGATTACATAAAGTCTTGGCAACATCCAACTTTAGTTCAGCCTACACAGGAACAGTTAGATGCAGTCTAAAATGACCCAAGAATACGCACACTCCTTGTTTGAATACAAGGATGGTAGCTTGTATTGGAAAGTCCGCAAAGCACCCCATGTAAAGATTGGTGCTAGGGTAGGTTCGCCAGCTATTAACGGCTACGAAACTGTATATGTGGATGGTCGCAACTGGCGTATTCACCGCTTGGTATTCTTGATGCAATACGGCTATTTGCCTAAAAACATTGACCATATCAACGGCAACCGCACAGACAATCATATTGAGAATTTACGAGCCGCAGATGACAACCAAAACGCACACAATCAAGTATTGCGGTCAAATAATGTATCAGGCATTAAAGGTGTATCTTGGAACAATGACAGACAAAAATGGGCGGTCAGAGTGAACTACAATAAAAAGACTTATCAAAGGTATGTGCAAGACCTAGAACTTGCTGAATTAGTAGCCATCGAAATGCGTAGCAAGTTGCATGGTGAATTCGCTAATCATGGAGTAGCATAATGCCATACGGAACAGTAAACGCTGATGTAATAACTACAAGTACGGCTGGTGGTGT